AGCAGCACTATACTTTTTCAGAGCTTGTACAAAAATGTTTTATGGTGCAACCGGTGAATATCAAGGCAGTCCTCCGCCAATTGTGTACTTAAATGGATATGGGCAACACTATTTACCAAATGTGCCCTGCGTGGTTACCAATTTCAGTCATACTATGCCACAAGATGTTGATTATCTAGAAGTACGTACACCGCAATCAACCACAACCAAGACAACTAGCACCACGTTGACCGGAGCGTTTGGCTCTATCACACTGCCGCAGGTGTCTGGCGCTAACATGACAGACAAAAGCATAAGCACACAAACTACCAACACTGCATTCAATCGTGTGCCCACAATCAGCACATTTAATCTCACATTACAACCTGTGATCAGTAGATCACAAGCCATTGACTTTGATTACAAAGAGTTTGGTCGTGGTGGCTTGATAGTTGGTAAAAACAATCCGTACCCAGGAGGTTATCTATAATGGCTGAAGTCAATTACTTGCCATCAAGTCCGTATTATCAAACAAACACATTTGGTAAATTTTTAGATGTTATGACCAATCGTCCGGTGTCCAAACTGCCTGACGATGTGTTATACGAAATAGACAGTGTGTACCAATTTAGACCAGACCTGCTAGCCGCTGACCTTTACGGCACCAGCTCGTTATGGTGGGTGTTTGCACAACGCAATCCCAACACACTGGTTGATCCGTTGCGCGACTTTGTGGCAGGTGCTAGAATTTATATACCCAAGATAGAAACACTCAAACAAGATCTAGGGGTATAAGCAATGGCTTCAGAAGCTAATTTCAGTGGTGATGTTGCCAACACCAACAGAAACAATTCAGTGGTGGGTGCTGGATCCTCAGGTAACACATCATCGTTCCAGGCCACTACCCCAGCAAAAACACCTTTTAACAAACTGCACGCCTATACCAGTTACACCTATAGAATAACTTTGTTTTTCTTGACCAGCAAAGATTATAATAATCTGTGTGATAATCCCAGTAAATTTACTCCCAAGTATGCATTAATCAGCAGCGCCGGTGGATATGCCAAGGCCACTGGAACCAGCGATACAGACACAATAAGACATCCTGATTTTCGCACAGATTTTTTTATTGACAATTTGTCAATAGAAACTGTTGTGGGACTGAATGCAAAAAACAAGGCATCCAATGCCATAGATATCAGTTTTACAATCACAGAACCTTATGGGCTCAGTTTGCTAGATCGACTGCTAAGTGTGTGCGAAACTTCTGAAGACAAAAACCCCAACTATGCCACACAACCTTATCTGTTGCAAATTGACCTGTTGGCCAGTCCCACTGACGACATGCTGAGTAGATACAACAGAACAGACAATTTGATTGACAGAAAAAGAATTGCAATAAAATTTCTTGAAATGAAAATCAAGCCCAGTGCCAGTGGTAGTACCTACGCATGCAGTGCCATTCCGTTCAACCACAGCGCATTTGATCAAACCACAGCACCAACTCCTGTGCCCTTTGCAGTAGAGGCCAAAACTGTGGGAGATTTTTTTTCCAACAACGATGATCAAGCACAACTGTTTACTGGCCAGTTAAAGGCCAATGAAGAGCGATTGGAAGCAGAAATAGAAAAATGGATAAAAAGTAATAGCACCAGGAGAGACGACACCTACTACGGATTTAGAACACCTACTGCGGCCGAAATAGCTGAACAAAAGCGAGCCATTGCAAAGTCCATAATTTTTAATACCGGAAGTTATACTGCTGCATACAATAGATACATGGAAAATGTGGCAGGTGCCACAGCAAATGAAACAGGCAAAGATAAAAAAAGAATTACACAATTTCCTCCTACCAAAATCAGTTTTGTCATGCCTAAAGAAATTGCAGAAAGCAGAATTGTTGATCCGCAAAGAGCTCAAAGTACCAATACCAAGTATAGCGATAGAACCAAAGGTACAAATCAAACTGCAGATCCAGAATACAAAAACGTGGAAGTTTTTAATATCAAGGCCGGCGAAAGCGTGATAGAAGTAATTGATCAGGTGTTAGGCAAAAGTGATTATGTAAAAAATCAAATCAATTCACAAAACAAACTGAGAGACGAAGAAGAAGCCAACAAAGAATACACCAGTGGCGGCGAAAGAACCGACAACAAAGCCAGTGCAAAAAATATCAAATGGTATAAATTGGTACCCACCGTCAAACTAGAAAATTTTGACATAATAAGAAACAACTGGAGCAAAACAGTTACATACAGTATTTTGCCATACAATGCAGCCAACAATTATCATCCCAACTTTCCCAAAACCACAGGCAAAGATGTGGAAAGTCAAGTGGTAAGAGAATACAACTATCTTTACACAGGAAAAAATCAAGACATAACACGATTAGATATTGATTTTGACACTGCCTATTACACGCAAATCAGTACCTATCGAGAACAGGTGGCCAGAGGCGGCACTAGCAAATCCAGTGATCCCAATGACCCTACCAATCCAGAAAATTTGCAACAGCCTCAACTCAAAGCAACAGGAACAATTATTCCGCAGACAACTGAAGTTAACGGATACAATATCAATGCCAGTGGCATGAACACTGCCACCAATCCTGAAGAAAAAATTGTAAGCGATCTCAAAAACAGTATCTATACACGATCACGCGGTGATAATCTCAATATAAAATTACAAATATTTGGTGATCCAGATTTTATCAAACAAGACGACATCTATTACAATCCCGCCAGTGCCGAATATGATCAAATTGTGGCCAATAGATCCAAAACTCCTATCGTAAAAGATGGACCAGTTGCTGGTCAGATTATATTTGACAGCGAAGAAGTCTATGTAAGAGTGAATTTTAAAAATTCTGTTGACATTGACGACAGCATTGGTATTCAAAACAAACAAGAGACCTTGACCAATGGAAGAAAAACTGATGGTTCATTCAGCGGCATTTACAAAGTGCTAACCGTACAAAGCGAATTCAGTAGAGGACAGTTCTCTCAAACACTGGACCTGGTACGAATGCCCGATGAGCTGCCAAAAGCTACACCAGCCAAGAAGCAATCTGTAAATAATCAGAGTAGTGATTATTCTGGTAGACAGCAAACAAGCACGGCTGTAGAAACTGCACCTTCATCAAACGCTGGAACACTACGACAAAATATTAATCAAGCTGGTTCGCAGGTTGGAACATTTGCAGGAACTGGTGGGGGAACATAATGCCAACAAATAAACCACTTGGAATAAAAACTCCAGACTGGGCCGGCGGAGGCCTACAAAATGCCGCTTCTGGCAAGCTGGATCCTGGACCATTTTTAGCCATTATAAAGAACAATGCAGACCCTGCAAGATTGGGTCGCCTGGCTGTGTTTGTGCCCGATATCGGCGGCGACGAAGATGACTCCAGCAAGTGGTACATTGTGAGATATGCCAGTCCGTTCATGGGCAGTACACTAGGATTTCCTGGATCGGCCGACAACGCCAATTTTGCTTTTGCTCAACAAACCTACGGCTTCTGGGCAGTGCCTCCGGATGTGGGCAACTTTGTGTTGATCACGTTTGTGATGGGCGATCCCTCACGAGGCTATTGGTTTGCCTGTGTACCCAACATGCAGACAGCACACATGGTACCTGGCCTGGCAAGACCGTTTGGAAATACCATAGCAGGAAAAATAAATGAGGACCCTGAGTTTGGCAAAGGCAGAGTTTCCAGTACCAGTTATTTGCCCACTGCTGAACTGGTGTCTGAAACCAGTAGTGTAGACAACAATCCAGAATTTTACAACTTGCCCAAGGTGGTACACGTCTGGCAGGCCAACATTGTGATAGAACAGGGACTAGATAAAGATCCGGTTAGAGGCACCATTACCAGCAGCAGTCAAAGAGAAACTCCCAGTCAAGTGATAGGATTAAGCAGTCCTGGTCGTACCAGTCCGGATACTACAGACTTCCCTAATCTTGAGGAACTGCTTAAAAATCAAAATCTCAATATATCCACTGTACAAACTTTTCCCAACAGAAAAGGTGGACATTCCTTGGTCATGGACGACGGTGACATCTACGGTCAAAACAGACTGATGCGATTGAGAAGCAGTTCAGGGCATCAAATACTCATGCACGACACCGAAGACTTGATCTATATCAGCAACAGTCGAGGCACTGCCTGGGTAGAGTTGACACCTGACGGCAGTGTAAATGTGTTCAGTAATAGCAATGTCAGCATTAGAGCACAACAGGATTTGAATTTACACGCAGACAACAACATAAACATTACCAGTGGCAACACCTTGAAAATTAGCTCGGCCAAATATTTTTTAAACGAAACACAACACTATCAACTGACTGCTACAAAAAATTATGCTCTCAATGC